TGCGCCGGTAGCGATCTCATATGTGCTTGATACGTTGCTGCTATCCGTATAATCAATGTCACATAGTTTCAGTACGTGCGTCCATGCCGTATCCGAAACCTTAGACTTAATAGTTCCATAATTAATACCCTTGGCTTCGATGCAATAGCCATTGCCGATGTACACGCCGATATGGCCGGACTTCCACACCGCCCAGCCAATCATACTTTCGTCCAGCTTACCAATCACCACCATCTGGGCAGCCGTATCCTTATAGTTAGAGCTGCCCCGGAGTGTGCCAGTAAGCCAACTGATCAGGCCGGAGCAATCAGTACATGCCTGTCCAATATATGACTTTGCCTTGGTAATATAGGCAGCCGTAAACGTAGACGGATATAATGCAGCCCAGGTGTTGATCTGGGACTGCGTAAGCACCGCTCCTTTGGCACCGTAAACATATGGAGTGCCCAGCTTACTTTCACACCAGGCTACTAATTCCGCTTTCGTTTTCATATAAAATCCCCTTTCATTTTTCACACAAGTTCATAGGTTGCCCTAAAAATTTCTGGTTTGCAAGTGTAAATTTCACCTTGTGCGCCTTGTATAATATAATCACCAACAGCGGCTTCCATCGTCCCTTCTAATGTTTTAATATAAAATTTAACGCTGGGCGATCCTGCGTTCTTAAACCATGCATTTCCTTCTTTGATGGCATCAACAATCCATTCCGGATCTTCTTCCTGATCCGGCCCTCCAGTCCAATTGAACGCATCAATTATTACCGGTTTCGTTCTATATTTCATATTCCCCTCCAATCTAAAAGGGGCAGAGATTTTCCCCACCCCGGTCAATGTTGCGACGTCGCAACTATTCCTTTTTCAGCAGCTGCGCAAATGCCTGATGTAACCCCGTGGATGCCAGGCCACTGAATAAGCCTTGCAACAGCCCTTCCGGGGAAATGTTCCATCCGCTGATCCAAACGGCCAATAGCACCCCCAGAACGGCGCACAGGGTGGGGATATACTTATTGTCCATATCCTTAATCCAGTGCTTGGCGATATAACCCGCGCACAGGCAGATCCCCACGATTACCGGTACCATAAAATTACTCAAAAAACTTAAATCCATAATTAATTCCTCGCTTTCTCATTTTCTTCCAAATCACCAATCCGGTGATTTGCAACCTTCATTTGTTCTTCTAATATAAAGGTGCGCTCAATAACCGTATTGTGTTTGTCTACCTTCTTTTCAAGCTGCGCCAGCCGGTATGTAGTCAGCTTCGCGCTGGCTAGAATGCCAGCAAAAGTACCTATTGCACTACCGGCCATGCCAATTAGTGATACCATAATTTCTGTCGGCATTATGTTGTCATCTCCTTAAGTCTTATTTTCTCGCTCCCGGCCCTTGGTTTGGATGTTGATCACCGTTAATGCTGCTCGGCGCGGTTGGATCAGGCCCGCAGAATGGCCGCCGATCAACCGCCTTCTGGGGTCCTATGCCGGGTCCCGTTTCCGCATGATGGCCGCAATCATCGGCTCCGGGTTCCAATCCGTCATGTTCGTTGATGTCGCAGTCCGTCGCATCGTGCGGGTCACAATCTCTGTGTAATTTCTTGCTCTCGTCCATAGCTTTGTCCTCTTCTTTCCTTAATTATTAAATGTATGTTAAGCCGCATGAGCGGCGGGTTGCTTAATTTCTTTATCTTGCTGGTTCCGCCTTAAGCACCAGCGTTGTATGCAAAAAGTATTAAAAATCGCCGCCAGTGCTAAAATAACACTGGCGGCAGCTATAATTGATTCACCCATAATATACACATATCAATCCTCCTATAATTCATTTACGAACAAAAATGTTCCTTCAGTACCTACGGTATCACTTGATGATCCTTGTGTATATGCAACAATATGTTGCCCTGCATTTACAAGACCGTATACTGTAAAATCCGTAGTCATCAACCCTCCTGTTGAGTCTTTATAACTAAAGCCCAGATTAGTGTACCCCGCAGGAAGAGCTATTAATATACCGCATGTCTTCCTTCCGGCAGAAGATGCCGAGTACACAAAATTCGCATGTGCCATAAAATACATATCTTTCTTTGCTTTTAGGGCATATCCCCATGTAGCAATGGCTTCCACCTCAAAAAAAGAACCAATGTTTAATGTAATTGAATTACACTGCAAATAAATATTTGACCCACTTTGCGCTGATGACATGGTAGCTTTACAACCGGCTCTTTTATAATTATCCAATGCTGCTTGCACAAAAGCAGTTGTTGCAATTTGAGTACTCTTTGAGCCTGTACTGGCGGTTGGTGCTGTTGGTGTACCGGTCAGAGATGGACTTGCAATATCCGCCTTGGATGCCAGGTTCGCTTTCACAAATGCGGTTGTTGCTATCTGTGTACTGTTCGTGGCTGTAGCCGGTGTCGGCGCCGTTGGAGTACCCGCAAGAGCCGGATTGGTCAGCGGGGCTTTTGGTGCAATTGCCTCCTGTACAAAAGCTGTACTGGCAACCTGAGTGTTGTTTGTCCCCGCGGCTGCTGTTGGAACTGTAGGAACTCCTGTCAATGTTGGACTGTTCATTGGAGCTTTTAAGGCAAGCTGATCATCGGCGTGTTTCTTTAGATCGTAAATTGCTTTTGGTGTAGCTGCCTTGTTTTCGCTCGAATCCGTTAATGAGCTGCTCAATTGTACAATCCCCGACTGCGAGATAGAAGCAGCCGGTATAACAATATCCGGCGGTCTCTGGGATTGCAATAACTTCCCATCTGCACCTAGCGTCGCAACTCCATTGGCACTACCCTTTTCCGATGTCAGGATATAATTGAGTAGGCTTTTGACTATCGCGCTGTCATTTTCAAGCAATTGCTTAAATTTCGGAGTGAGCGAATCTGCATGAGCTGCAGTATTTGTTGTGATCTCTTCCATCGTCAGATTAATATTGGCAGATTGATCAACTATTATATTACCCATCGTTCCTCACCTCCTTAAAAAGCATCGTCAATAACAAAAGACATTTCAACATCATCATCTTTGCCCTTTTCAGAAAATGTCTTAATGGCAATAATGTCTCCATCCGTATCATACAAACCTATTTCACTTATTTTGGTACCGCCAAGTTCCGACTCTCCCAACGCGCATGTATACCGGCAGGTAGTGGGATACAAATCCTTCGGATCATCTGTCACGTATTCATAACTGCTGTAAGGCTTTCTATAGACCTCGGAATTTAAGCCAGTGCTATTTTCATCCGGAGGGAGCACTCCCCCCTTTCCATCTACTCCACCAATACCAAATGCAAAACCAGCAATGGCCGGCAGGCTTCTTTCACCGGCTCTGGCCCTTAACATCTTTGATCGTGCTACTTTTAATACTACTGCTTGTGCCATATTATGCCTCCATATTTATGATTTCTTTGCTTATGCATGTAAAAGGACCAACTTCCACTCTCATCTTCATGTTCGCTCTGGTGGAATTTAAAAGATAAGTGCCGTCCCAGTTCCATGTTCCATCAAACGTCCGGAAATTCCACCAGGGGAAATTAAACTTCATACAGATGCCGTTTACCTTGACTTTTTCCAAACCGGATATGATAACCTTAAAGTAATAGCCTACGGTAAACAAAACCCCAACACCGGCCGGTTTCACTATTAAAACCTTACCAATCATGGGGTCTATTTCATCAATATCAAGCATCGGCATTTTCAGGAATATCATAGCAGGGTAATCTGGATCCTCAACGTATCTAAGCAAATCAGTATCCCAAAGCAAATGCAGGGATTCCTGCATGTCACTATACGTGCAATCTCCGGTATTTTTAAGGATCTGATATCGTAGTATAGATCGGTACAAATCATCAACAATCTCCTGATCCCGTGTGGCATTGATGATCTGGTAAGCTTCCGAGCGGTTCAAGCAGGCAATCGTACCAATCATATCCAGGTTGGCTTCCTCTGCGTGATCTAAGGTCGTTTTTTCTTCCAGTTCACCATATACCTCTTCCAGCTCATTTATCTGCCTGGAGATGGCCTGTATGAGTATTTCTATGTTTTTCTTCCCTTGAAACTGCTGCGGCAAATCAGAGAGCCAATCACTTCGCTTCATAGGCCTGCACCTCAATTCTGCTTTCATCCAGATAAACCTTTTCCCGGGAAGAAACAATCACATTATTGTAATAATACTCTTTTTCGCCCGGCGGTTTTCCTGTGTCATAAGCGATTGCAATTGTAATTGCAATGTAATTGATTCCGCTTACCGACTCATAGATCCCTTTCAGCAGATTTTGAGAAAGTAAGCTATCTCCGGCCGCCAAATCAGCTACATCATTCATAACCGATTTCTTAACAAGGGAAACGTAATTACTCTGCATACTGCTTAATTTACCCTCAATAGCAATGTTTAAGTAGGCATAGATGGGGATTGGCCGGTTGAACCGAACTGCAACCGTATCTCCGTATTCTGTGTCTATTTGGGTAACCACATCACCAACCGTCTGGATGCCGGCGGCTTTCTTGTCAAATATAATGGTTGCAATCTCTGTTTCATCACCGCCGTCAACAACAATCTCAATACTATGCGGCGGCCGCCTCTCTTTGTCGTATTCATTTGTATCATTTTGAAATCCGGCTGCCGTTTCCACTCCATCTACATTATTGATCAGGCTGCTGGTGATGCTGTCGATCATCCTTGTGGAACGAATCGCTGACTTATATAAATACGACTGCCTTAACTCCACATCCGTTTCCAGCTCCCTTCCCAATGTAGGTGCAATCAGATTCACACATTTCTGAAACCCGTTAACGGCTGTCTTTATGATTGTGATCGTCTCATTCGGTAAATTGATTTCTCCGTAATTAGCAGTACAAAATTCATGGATGGTTGTTACATTGGCCGTTGTCAAATTATCAGACAGACCAAGGTAATTGCTTCCTTTGACATTCAGATCGGATATATCCAAAGTCTTATCATTAATATTGAAGCTAATAGCAAAATCAGTACAAGTGGACAATTCCCGAACCAACCCATTTAGGATACTGCTTTCGTCGGCTCCGGATTCGCTGCTAATACTATAAGTCTGCTCATTTATAGTGACAGTATATTTCTCGCCTTGACTTACAGCAGCAACTTTAATTCTAACTGAATTGAAGCTCTCCCGTGTAAGCATAAACGCTGACTTAGTAACCAGTTCAATCTCGGGATTCGTATCGGATGCAATCATAGAGCTTTTGGCGATCAGCGTTCCGTCGATACCGGTACAATGAATTTTATATACCGTTTGTCTTTGCTTCTGGCGGCGGATGCCGCCGTACTGAACCGCATTATCCAAATTAACACTCTCTGCGGTAGATGGATATTTTGTAAAATAGCTGTTTTGAGCTTCCTCCCACAGTTCGGCAATTTGATTTCCGAAGGTCGTAACCAGGACATTTAAAAAGGACTTCGGATACACTCGCGTATCAAAACCAAAGTCCTCTGTCAAATCCGTATGAATTTCATCTAAAATAGTGTCCATCCGTTTCAGCACAAAGCCTTTGGGGGTGACACCATATTTCTCACCCACGTATCATCACCTCCTTTTTTATAGTTTCGCCATTTGCCGTATAGGCTACGAATTTTATCAACCCTTCCCTGGTCGTGGCATCCTGCGTGATCGAAACGGTTGCGTCAACAATTCCTTCGACAGATAATATTTCCTGCTTAACCAACTCTTCAAAATAGGCCCGATTAGGTTTCTTCTGGAATAGCTTTTCAAAGTATGGAAGGCCATACTCTTTATTCCATCTCCACTCACCAGAGAACCATTGTAGCCGAATCTTAATCGCTTGCACAATAGAATCCGCGAGAATGATATCACCTTTTTCATCCAGACAAAGATCACCATCCGCATTCAGTAAAATATCCATAACCTCCTCCTATAATCCCGGAATAGTACCGTAAATTGTGCCACTGCAATTGATGTTTCCACTTACAGAGAGACTCCCTTGTACCGAAACATTCCCATTTGATACGGTTAACTTCGTTGCGCCACTACGGATTACCACAGACTTAGAACTGCATGCCTCTTGAAATGCGCTGCCGGCCACCTTGCCAAGACCAGGAATGGCTACCGCATTTGTCAGATCGAACCGCAAGGTCATTTTGGATTCACCGCCATATAGAAAGCTATCCAACTGCTGCTCTGAAAAAATCAGCAGGCAGCTATCCCCTACGGCTACAGGAAAAGCAATCTCTACTCCAGAAATACTACTCTGCGGCAGAACAAGAGGAACACTGGACAACACCGGAAAGTCAAGATACTTGCCCTGCCGGGTTTTGTATTTGCCGACCGGGGCAACCGTAACAAATCCAGTGTTAAGATCAACCGCCTGAATCGTACCTGGTATCGCCGTATGGATTTCATTGACTACATCACCGGCCACGTCTTTAACTTTACTCGCAAACTCTGATAACATTTATTGCTTCACCTCCAATAGCTGGGCCGTACAGGTCCACTCCCCTTCCAGGTT